CCCAAATTCGGCATAAAGTCATTCCCAAAACACAATACAGTTATCACTACAAATTGCTCAATCTCCATCGGAAGCAAGGTTACCAACTTCTTTACATCCATTAATGAAAACTCAGCCTGCTTCAGAGATGGATCATTAAACTCTCCTGACTCACGCAACAAAGTAAAGTTTGGTGCCAACTTCTCATTAAACATCGATAGCAATATTAAGTCTGCATCCAACCCATAAATACATACTGACATCAAATCTGGATTTCGTTTCATCTCTTGGAATATCTTGTGCTCACCTTCTCCTGCCTCTTGGGTTGGCGATACAACTATCTCAGGAAATCTTGCCTTAATTGCTTCCTCCAATGATTTCATGTATGGCGTATTAGGTGAAATCTGATTTCTATCAAATGCATCTTCCAACTCCTTTATACGAAACCTCCTATATCTCTGCTGAACAATCTTCCCATATGGAACAAGCCCATCAAATGCAACATATATCTTCTTTGCTCGACAGGTATGCTTTAGTATATGATCTAAGGCTTTTATCACGCTATTTACGGGATCTTTGGGGTCCAGATAACGATGTATCAAGCAATTGAAATCTATCCCCAAAAAATCAACGTCAAATACCTCGTGGACTATACGAGTGATACCAGCATGGTTACGTATTAGACTTGCAAAATAAAACGGTATACCCATTACTGTGTTACGCTTGAATTATGAAAACTCTATATAAGCAATAAATGTGGTGGTTGATTGGTCTGCTTGCTTTAGTCGGTGTCGTGTATTACATGAATTCCGGATTTAAGCCAAAGTCTACGGGCTGCTCAGCCTGCCCTAACAAACAAAACAACAGTTTATAGATAAATGACCGAAACTTGCGGAGGACGTAGACATACGCGTAGATATTGGAAAACACACGGCATTGGCGAACTAAAAAAAGGTGAACTTCATGGTTATCATGCAAAGAATAGCAAGACATCACGTCGTAAGTCTCTGAGAAAAACGGTTCGTTCGGTTGGAGCCTTGTCTACATTCCGAAAACTGAACGCCCTTGCTGTATACACTAAAAATTCTGCTCCGACAAAGTCCAAAACAATCAAGACCGACCGTAACTGGGTAAAGAAAACCTTTATGAAGTAATAAATGCTCAAACTTGTTCCTGCCTTGCTTGTAACACTCGTATATGTTGGATTCCGAGTCTATGGAACTCGTGATAGACGTGTAAGTCGAGGTCTGCTAATGGAGGCATTAGCGTTTGCTTTGTGTGCTCACGTGGTAATGCTGGTCTATCGCAAGTATTGGCTGCAAGAGGACATGACGACATTTGGCAATACATGCCCGAATGGTTACCAGATGGTGACCGACCCTGTAAACTCTAAGCAAGAAACTTGTGTTCCTGTTGGAGAAAAAACATATCCGGCCGAAACTGGGTTCCGCGGTCAACCTGAAAAATAAACTATATAATTAAATAAAATGTACATGTATCTGTTGCTAACTGCTGTGACGTTCTATGTTGTCGCCTTCGTTCTCGTGGTCCCCGCCGTCGGCCCCCTATCTTCCCACGTGGTAAAGTCCCTTCTCTTCGTTGCTGTGCATGTAATGGTGCACAAGATGCTCAAGAGCATGCGCAAATAAATCAATCTTCTTAAATAAATGAAGAAGCAGGAAAAGTTAGTATTATATGCCGTCGGTGCATTAGTATTATTATATGCATTTAGTGGTCAACTCTCGGGATCTCCGCTGAGACTTACAGGTGCAACAGCAGATGGATACATGCCCGATAGCCGCATTACAACATGTGCAAAGGGTTCCGTTCCTGCTAAAAATGGGTTAGACTGTAAACTTCCTACAGATATTTATGGTCTATAAAAATGGATTCAAAGTACGACAATCAATGAATAAAAAACACCTCACAGAGTTTGTATATACAAGTTCTGTAAGATGATTAAGCGCAAGTGTCTTACGACAAAGGTTCGTCTTGCTATTCGCAAGAAACAAGGCGGCTGCTGTGGAAAGTGTGGGTGTTTCTTACATCCGCGCGGATTCCATATCGATCATAAAACGCCTCTTTGGTGTGGCGGAAACAATGACCCAATCAATCTCTGGGCCTTGTGTATTCCTTGCCATTCCAGAAAAACCAGTCGCGAGAACAGAACGCTCCGTACCGGAGCCATCCGCCTGACAAAACCCGAAAAACAAATGTTGGGTGTTAAATCGTCTTGGATTGGGAAAAGTTACCGTGTCTAATCTGTAAAAACAGATTTTTTAATGTTAATTTAAGTTGTCAGATTAAAAATGAACTCTGTATATGTTGTCGTTGAAAATGGAAAACCATACGCAATTGCATATACAGCCTTTGACTCTGCTGTTGCTTCTGTAAAAGATAAGCATAAGCAGACTATTGAAGAACAAATTCGAGAAGCAGATGGCGGACTTATATGCTCAGACTTGGATGTTTCAGAAAACAAAATAACTGGCATCACATACTTGTATGTTGAGAAGGGTATTCATATTTATATCCATAAACTACCCATTCTATCTTTCTAGAGAAAACGAATTTGTAAAACATCCTTTTTCAACATCAAACCATGTCCGCTCTTTGGTATTATGTCATGGGCAGGAAACAACGCAAAAAACCCGTAATCCTTGGTCACTTCTTATCAGAAGATGAGGCATACGGTTTCTGCTATATGCTTCGGGATGATGCTATAGATGATACTGCATTTTATGTGTGCTACAGATTCCCTGAATAAAACGGATTCCAGAAGCATATCAAACTCATTTTTAAAGCAAAGATGACAAACTTCACTCTTATTGCTGCTTACTTACTGGACAATGCCACAACTCCTTCTCTTAAAGGAGGAAATAGTTCATGGGCGCCAATCTTCGCCGCTACTGTAGGCATTGGTGGCATCATTCTTATTTGCTGTATCATTTCTTGTGCAAAGCGCAGATGACTCGCCAGTAAAAATGGATTTTTAATTCGTTAACATCTGATAGCAAAAATGGACCTCTTAATCCCTCTCACTAAACGCGAACTTCTCGCTCTAGGCGAGCAAGTGCCTTATAAGAAATCTATTGTTGAGTGTATTTATGACCAAGTCATCACATCAGCAAAGAAGGGACAGAAGCGAGTCGGATATGACCTGTTCTATCATTTAAAAATGCAACATATGTCAGCATGTGTTATTCCATCAGAAGAAGCACTTGCTATATTCCGTAAAGTTTGCGAACTGTTCCCAGAACCAACAAACGTTATATTGACATATAGTGTGTCTTTTGTAGACAACTGTCAGTTTAATGTCTCGATAACAGACCGCAACTGCAAGTGTAAAATTCTCACAGATAACATAGACCTGAGCAAGATTCTATTCGAGTTCCTTGTGATCACTGTAGACTTCTCATGATCTATCTATAAAACGGATTAATATCTATTTTTAACTGTCTAGAATAACTAAATGGTTAATTATACGTGTGAAAAATGTACAAAGATATTTGAACAGAAAGGTCATTATGATACGCATATGAAACGGAAAACTCCATGTAAACCTCGTGCAGCAATCATGAAAGAGGTTTCAAGTGTAGGAATGCCTTTTAAGTTTATTGATTTATTTTGCGGTATCGGAGGATTTCACCATGCTATGAAGTCACTTGGAGGAGAATGTGTTATGGCGTGTGATATTGATAAGAAATGCCGAGAGGTATATGAGAATAATTTTGCAATAAAACCAGAAGAAGATATTACTAAACTCGATGAGACCTCTATCCCAGACTTCGATGTTTTATGCGGAGGATTCCCTTGCCAAGCATTCTCTCATGCCGGTAACCAAGAAGGCTTCAATGACATTCGAGGGACACTATTCATGGACATCATACGCATTTTAAAGCATAAAACCCCGAGATTCTTTATTTTAGAAAATGTCAAAAATTTGAAAGCACATGACGCTGGAAAGACGTGGAAGGTTATCTACTCTAATCTTATTAGTTCTGGTTATCATACATATGAACAACCCATCGTAGCCAGCCCCCATCAGGTTGGTATTCCTCAACACAGAGAGCGTGTTTATATTCTAGGGATTCGTTCTGACCTTGTAAAGACAATCCATCCCTTTCCTAAAATTCTTAGTAAGGCTTGTTCAATTGAAACAATACTGACTGAGGAAGAAGGGGACAAACTATCAAAAACTGATATTGAGACACTAGACCATTGGGAAGCATTCATCAAACACTTCAAATTTACAAAACTCCCAACGTTTCCTATCTGGACAGATTCATGGGATGCACCAGATGAACTTGGTCTTCCAAAGTGGAAACAGGCCTTTATTGGCAAAAATAAAGAATTCTATGAAGCACATAAAGAATTCCTTACACCTTGGTTGAACCGTGGACGCGAATTAAGGGGATTTATAGGGTCTAAAAGAAAATTGGAATGGCAATGTGGGAGTTTCAAAGAGGGAGATTCTCTTTGGAATTTGCTGTTTCAGTTTCGGCCATCTGGAATTCGAGTTAAACGACCTAACTATTCTCCAGCCCTAGTGGCTATGGCCCAAATTGTTGTTGTAGGCTCCAGAAAAAGAAAGTTAACTCCACGTGAAGTTGCTCGCCTTCAAAGTTTCCCTGACTCGCATAAACTGCATGAAAGCACAGCCGTTTGCTATAAACAATTCGGAAATAGTGTCAATGTTGAAATAGTAAAAATGATGGCAAAGCATCTATTCTTCGGCATGAATCTTTGAGAATATGTAATCAGCAATAATATCGTTTACTTCCTTGTTTTGACAGTCTTTTTTATCGAGTCCAACATCAAAGTCGAGGATATAATCATAACCGATACGTTCTAGTTCAGTGAAGATGCTAGCCTTTAGAGAAAGGCTATCCCCATTATTTTTCAAGTATGGAGCAATCTCAACACCATGACCCTCAATAGAAGACATGATGAGAAGATACCATTTCTTTGGTGTAATCACAAGCGTGTCAACCATTGTCATATCTTTATTTACGGATGATCGACTATTGTGAAGAGTAATATCTCCGCCAGAAGAATACTTAATAGAAAGTTTCCCAAAGGTGTCGATATCACAATCATATCTTGCCTCATTCGGAAGGGCTGTAACTTTTAGTCCTTCAGAACAAATAGCATCAATTGTAAGTTTTTCAACTAGATTTCCCAAAGCAAATCGATTGCATGGCAAACTTGTTCCAAACTCATTCATATATAACTTGAAGCCCTTTACGAATATAGTTTTGTTTGCGCGCTTGATAGTGTTGAAAAGAGCAGGAGCGTCCATTTTTAACAGAATATTCGTTACTAACCACAAATCCGTTTTTAAAAAACGGACTTTAAAAAGGCATCGTTTTTAGTTTTTAACATGGAACCAGCCTACTATTTGGTTGGGGTTGGTATTGGTTGTATGGCTGCAGTAGTCATGTACGTATACATTAAGCTTATTGATTGCTGTGCAAGAATTCGCATTACTTATGCAGAAATTTAAAAACGAAATGTTTTTTACAATACTTTGCTTTTCAAAACGTCTAACATGGCCACGCCTCTTCTATACGACGAAATATCCGTCGGCGATGAGATTTACGGTCCACTAGGTGTGATGGTTAAAATCGCCAACAAGCACCATTGCAACGATGAAAAACGAGTGATATATGTATTGCTTTCCAGCATGGAAGGCACTCGATACTCTGTTCCTTATGGGCGTATTGGAAATAACTTCTATGCTACTCAGCCATCTAATCTCCAGGTTTTCGATAATCAGGAGGAGATGAACCGCGACGACGAAGGTGCTGTCCCAGACTTTAATGACCCGTCAACGGAGGAGGACAACCAGAATTAAGACGACTAATCCCCTTTAAAGGATTTTTTATGCAGACCTAATAAATTCCCATTTCAGATAATCACAAATCTTTTTCCAGATTTGGTCGTGTGCAATTAGTCTGTCTCTGGATTTGAGTAAAGGGAAATACACCTTGTATTCATCCAATTCCAACAACTCGAAAAACTTATAAAGAATATATGAATATGACAGAAAATTTGTCCTATCATTTGGGCAATAAAGCAAAAATGGTGCTTGTATATCTTGGAACATTGCTCTAATCTTCTCTTCAATCTCAGGTGTAATGGTTGGTGGAGGATTGCCGTTTAGACGAGAAACTATATGAGCAGCATGTTCGTAGTATTTGCTTCTATTCAACTTCTTCAGAATCTCCCTAATATCCTTTTCGCATAGTTCGGCAATATTTTGTATGCGTCGTTTTTTGATTTCGCATACGACTTCATTCATTACTTCATCTGGAATAATGGTACTTTCCTTTGCTTGAAATTGGTTTAAGATTTCATTCAGATGATTAATCTTTTTATAAGCATAGTTATTGCGTTCTTTGGGTGGGTCTCTGAAACTTGGGAAATCGCTTACAACCATCATATATTCTTCGGAGCCACACATAGGACATGCAAGTATACCTTCAGATGCTATTTCATCACGAGCAACATTACATCTATTACAATGTTCCGTATCAACGTTCGTCTCAGCAACAGCACCTAACTTCATTCGTGACACATATTCATCAAACATTTGTTTACGAGAAGGTCCAGAATCATTAGCAACAACAGGAGCCAAATATTTCATAAATGTATTATTATCTACAGGTTTTGCGGTTACTGCTGAACTTGATTCAGAGTGACCATAATATTGTATCATTAAGTCAGCATTTTTTATGAAATAAGAATCTAATTGATTCTGTTCTTTTAGTTCAGACTGCAAAGTTCTTAACCTATCATGCTTTTGTGCCAGAGCAAACACATCATTTCCAGATTCGAGTTCATTAATTTCAGTTTCTAGTTCACTGATTTGATCAACCAAAGATTTTTGATTAGCATGTGATTCGCGCAAAGAAGAAACGATATTTTGGTGAACAGAGTCTAATGTTCCACCCAACAAAACTTCCTGTTTTGTATCCCGACTCTTCTTTATTCTAAACATACTTTCGGTCATTTTTAGTATTGTCTAATTATTTGCTATTAAATTCTATTTACTGGAAATGTAAAACATTAGTCCAATTGCCAAAGCACCAACAGCAATAGAACCAACTGCATAACCAGTACCATCGTCAAATCCTTCTGTAGTTTGTATACATTTCGAAGGATCTGCTTTGACACATTTAGATGTAGAAAAGTCAGGAGTCAAATCTGTATTAAGAAACCTCGATTGGTCACCGCCACTTGTAGGACACGTATAGCATTCACACGAAGGTGTTGAATCTGCAGCCAACGAACTAAAAAGATACAAAGGATTTAGTTGTTCAGTATCTTCTATAATACCTGGAATCAGACCATTAAAATTTGAGGCTATTCCGCCCAACCCTTGTCTCATAGATGCAGGTAAGATAGCATCTCCACTAGCAATATTGTTAATGTAATTATATCTTGCTTGAATTGACTTGTCTGGAGCCATACATGATCCACCAGTGTTTACAAAGTACTGGTTACCTAAAGCAGGACCCGAAACCATATATTTCACGTAATCTGAAATTGCTCCTGTATTTGTAGCAAGTTGTCCCATTGTTCCTCTATTACCAACACCCATCTGAGCAGGACCCTTGATGTTATCGGTGTAACTATATGATGGTCCCATTACAGCCTCTGATGCTTTGGCTGGAGCATTGCTAACTTGATTCCAAATAGTATTTTGGTCAAGATTGGCCATTATTTAATGCTTCGAAAACTTGTTTACGAAATGCCGCATTTGTCATCATACAAGGTCGTTGCTTGATTACTGCAGTCTCTGTTGACTTCAAAGGAAACTTAAATACGTCACAAACATACATCAAACTCAAGAAAGCGCTTCGATTAATCCCACACTGGCAATGAACAAATATAGACATTGAAGAAGGATCTTGTAGGTATAACTTTAGTATTGCTCTGAATTCTGGATACCATTTCAAGATGTTAACATATAATGAATCTTCGGTTTGTATATGATAGTATTTATCAGGATTAGAGGTTCTCCACCAAGTGGGAGAATCTGATTCTTCTGCACAATTTATTACATGTGTTATCTCGTATTTTTTAACAAATGCAGGAGTTAACATTTCACCAGCCCCGACCAAGATATTTGGGTGAAACAGGGCTGGAGGGTCTTTTCTGTATCCTTGGGAACTATAACGCAGAGAACGACGTGTTTCTAAGTCCATTATATTAATGAGCGGAATACTGTGTTAATTACATACGCTAAGACGACGGACACTCCACCCAATGCTGCTGCTCCAGTATAAGATACTATGCCTCCGTCTTTGTAGGCGTGGGGGATATAGCGCAAAGCGAGTTCACGAGAAAATGCCAACGACATCACAGAAGCAGATAGAAAGAAGGCTAAATAACTTAGGATACCACGAATAGAATTACGAAGCATCGAGAACTGATACGAATAGTCGGGCGCTGACTGTTTTGGGGGCGTGGTGTTTAAAGGCGTAGAAAACGGGTCACCTCCGCCAGTAACCATGGGCTGATAAGCAGGAGATTGAACGGGCTGACCGCTTAGAAGTTCAGACAAATCTGTAGCACCTTCCATGTTTATTTAGAAGAGGGGAAATCACACGAAGCATCCTCCACGCGATATTTGTAACATTTCCCATCGGCCTTGATTTCTTTGTCATCGAGCTCGCTGGGTGTTATTGCAAGAACACGTTCACTATAAATAGGGCGATGAAGAAGCATAACAACTAACCCAAATCCAATAATGAACGAAAAGAATCCTAAAGTTTCCTTCTTCTGTAGAAGTTTGTCTATCATTTTCCTATTAATACATTCAGAGAAACAGATGATGGCGAACAAGCAACGGGTTCTGATTTAATTCTTACACATCCTGCTTTTGTCACGAACGAACCCGAATCATTTGGTGTCGGGACAGTTGGCACAAGACGCTTTGGAGGTTTGAATATAGAAATAACAAAGAATCCAGTCAATACTCCAGCAAGACCACAATGTAAGACGTCCATTATATTATACACACTGATTTACTTCATCTCCTATGTTTAGCCGTTGAAATGGTCCGCTTTCAATAATCTGTGTACATATTTCTTCTGTGTTACCCCCATCAACCAAAAAAGTGCCTGATGACTGAGAGTCTCCTCCATCAATGATATAAAATCCAGAATCAGATGAATTACCGCCATCAAAGATTCTAGAACATCCTCCCGAGTTTCCACCATCAATAATATGAACACCTGCAGATTCTATATTTCCGCCATCTATTATCGGTTGACCAGATGCCGATGATGTTCCTCCATCGATATCAACTCGGCATGGCTTTGGCGGAGGAGGATTGTATTTCTTAGCAGGGCCAATATAATCGCACAAGCAAGGCTCGACGTAAATTAATTGGGTATAATCAACAGGGCCACAACCGACTGCTCCTCTATAAAGTGTTGTAGTAAATAGACGATGATTTGCATCTTGAACTTTATACGTCTTTCCTAAGACCTCACGCTTTATCTTAGAAATGTAGGCAGCCGCTGTCCTCATTTCTTTAGTTTACGTGTTTGTTTTACTACAGGAGTTGGTTCTTGCTTGATTTCATCAAAACGTTGCCTCGCTTCCTCGATTGACAATCCCCGATATACCACCTCTAATTTCAGTTTGAGGAATTTGGCCATAGTCTGTTCCGGGGACATTGCGGACTGCATTTAACCAAGGTTGCGGTTTAAATTCTATGTTTTCTTTTTCCTTCGCAACCCCGTGATTTGAATACAAAAACAATACAAAGAAACCCAATACAACAACCAACACAACAATATTGAATACCATCGAATACCACGAATCTCGTATCTGACCTGACTTAATCAAATTTCCTTCCACTCGCGAATAAGTATCTTCAACTAAATGAAACATCTCTTGTTCTATATAAGAA